GTTCTGTTAGGTTATATAATAACCTAGAGTGTAACTCAAAAGCATACTCCACAGCTCTTTCATGTAAATCTTCCATAGACATAACTCTTGGAGTAGATGCAGATTTTATATCTGACAAATCTAACATAGATTGATAGTCTCCACTAAATGTTCTTTGATTTAAAATTGGATTAGTTTGTGGTTTTAATATTTTAACAATACCTGCTTTTTCATCTACAATCGCTCTGATTCCTGCAGCTTGTAATACATCATTACCAATAACTGCTCCTGCTCTTGGAGAGGTGATAGCTCTATTAGGCTTCAGTACTTTTTTATTAGAACCTATAAGTAAATCTTGACCTGCTCTTCTTATAACATCAAATGCTCCTGCAGTATTGCTAGGTATAGCTCCTTGATAACCAGCAGTAGTTATATTACCTATGGCTTTTTGGTCTGCTAGTATCGCTATGTATTGTGCTTTAGCAAGTGCTTCATCTGTTCCATCTATTACTTGTGCAGCAACACCCTTTTTAATTTTTACAGAAACATCTAAATACAATTTGTTATTTTCTATCCAACCACCCAATACATGGTCTTCTTTCTTTAACAATGTTTTATTCTTAGTAATAAATTTTTCTATTTGTTGTCTTGTTACAGGAGTATCTAATATTAACTCTCTAGTTTTATATGGTGAAACATAATAACCAGGTATGTTTGTATTATTTTTTCTTCCTAAATCTATACTCCATCCTTGTGGATTAGCATTTATGTATTCGTATGCTCTATCTATAGCATCTTCTACATCTGCTTTTTTTCTAAGTATTGGTCTTGCTATTTTCTTACCTAATACTCTATTTAATGTAGTAACACCTACATCATGTGTTATTTCACCTTGTGCATTTTTAACTTTTTTAGTTGTCTTACCTTTTTGTAATTTTACTTTTAATCCAACAACATTAGGTGTAGAACCATCTATACCTAAAACTTCAAACAATTCTTGTTTAGTTATTGTTTTATCAAACTTACCCTGACTACTAGCTAAATATTCTATAGCATCATCTACTAATGCTTCTGCATCTACGCTCTCATCAAGTGCATTAGTTACTGCTCTAACAAGTGTATCTCTATTTGGTATAGAACCATTAATAATAGCTTCTGATTTATTAACAGAAAAATTATATACACCTATAGCATCACCATCATCACCTAATCTGTAATCAGCTACAGCAGATTGTTTTTTAAATACTTTAAGTTCTGTGTTGTATAAGTTTAAATCAAAAGTCAGTTCATTATTAAATGTATCTAATCTTTTTAATGATGTAATTTGTTTTTGTCCATTATCACTATAAGCAATTATGGATAACGAGTCACCATTATCAAATACTTTAACTGGTACAGTTCTTTCTGTTACAGCTAAATCAGGTGCTAAGTTTTTAATAGCATTATATTCTTCTTGAACTGATTTAAATATTTCATCACTAAGTTTGATAGAAGACTCTGGGTCTTTATGTGCATTCATTATTTTATTAAGACCTTGTTTAGAAGTAAATGGTATACCTGCTTCTATAAAATGTTCGTAACCTTGTTTAAACAAAGGTACTCTAATTAAATCAGCTTCCATTTGTGCAGTAGCAAAAAACAAAGAGTCTAATCCTTTTTGAAATGCAGTTCTTTCATCTAATTCTGGTTTCTGTTTTGGCATTTGATTAGGCATATTAGTTTGATTTTTAAGTGTAAGTTTTTTAATTTTTGCATTATAAATAGCTAGGTTTTCTGGTGTCATAGAATCTGGACTACGCAAATCAACTCTTCCTACTTTACCTGTAGCAATAATATCTATCATATCTGCACTTCCACCAGTCACATTGTTTATGCTTTGTACATAATGTTTAGCTAACTCATCAAAATCTTGTGTTCTATACGCAATAGGTAGTGTTCCTTTTGCATACACATTTCTTGACTGCATCATTTTATTTGCTTCTTCTATAATTGCTTGTACTGAAGGAGTCTCTTGATAAAACTTAGCAATATCTGTGTAATCTAAACCTTGTTTCATCAATGCTGCTGTAATCATAGCTAAATCATCATCAATATATTCAAAGAAATATTCTTGTACAGCTTCTATATACTCATCTGACAATTTAAAATCTAACACGCCATCAGGCATAGGAACATTTTTTGTTCCCACTTTATTAATTAAGTCATAACCAGTATCTGGAAATCTTCTACCAAATGCAAATGTTGGTGATGCAGATGACAATGATTGTAATTCTGGTATACCATACTCTGCACTATCTTGTAAGACACCTAATGCTTTTCTTACAGGCATAGGTAACTTTTCATTTAATCCTTGTAATTTTTGATTTTGAAATTCTAGTGGTCTAGTTATTTTATATGGACCAACTAAAGATGTTTCTGGTGTATATCCCAATGCTCTAGCTAATGCACCATTTGCATCATTTAATAAGAACCTAAGAAATTTTAAAGGACTTCTAAATGCAGACCTGACACCTAATAACGCTGCTCTTAAATGTCCATCTACTGTAAGTTTTGCTGGATAAGAAAATCTACCTAACAACTGTAGTGGGTAAAATACACCTCTTACTAATCCAAATGTTCCTTTTTCTATAGCTGACAAAGCCCCTTCTTGACCTTTAAACAATATTCCTGGGTCTCCTAGACCTTTAGCAATAGCTGCTATCTCTGCACCCATAGGAGTCTCTTCATCCCAAAAAGTTCCTCGTTTACCATCTTCAAATGCTTTTCTAGCTTTATCAAATACTTTATCAATACCTTCTTTTTCAATCAATGCTTTAGCTCTTAATCTTCTTCTTTGTGATGTAGTTTTAATTATTCCTACTACATCTGGTATCTCTATGCTGTAACCTCTAAATTGATTTAAAAGTTCTATAGAGTGTTGAGTAAATTCTTGTGGTACTTCTATACCTTCTACTTGTCCAGCAAATTGTTTTCTTGTAAGTACATCTATTTCCTCTACTGGGTAAAACATATCTGTTCTTGATGGTGTTACGAAATCAGCTGTATCATCACTAAACATTCTTGGACCTTGTTTCATTTTTCCAAAAAACTCTGTTATTTCTCCATCTGATAATCCATACAAATACCTAAGTTGTAATGCACCCTCTGTTCTGAGCAAACCATCATAATAAATATCTTGTGCTTTTGTGTACAGACCTTCGTCTACTGCATCATAAAAATCTATTAACAACTTGTTTAAACGAGTTTCTGGTACTTTAAATACATTTCCAACTCTTGAAAATATAACAGCAGCTTCTTGTATGTTTCTTAAATCTATTTGTCCACGATTAGGTAATCTTACATCAGTACCATTAATTAATTCTTTAAGTGTTCCACCTCTTCTGCCTGTTGCAGTAATACTATTATCTAAATCTTTATCTCCAAATGCTCTAATTAAATTATCTGATATAACTTTTGCTTGTATTCTAAATTGACCTGTTTTACCTAGCGAAGATTTTCCAAACACCATATCTGATACATATTGTTTATTAAATCCATCTACAAGACTTTCTTTAATAATTGCAGGGTCAGTTGCATCAGCTATAGTCTTTGCAAACTTATGATTAAATCCTGAGTTAATCATATTTAAAAATGTAGGTTGATTTGAATTGTTAGCTTCTACAAGAACAGTAGATATACCATCTAGTATCTCATCATTGTTTTGCCAAAACTCTGCTACAGTTCCACCTTCATCAATAAATCTTTTCATTTCTTTTTGTGCACCAGCAAGTACTTCATCAAATTTCTCTGGAACTTTACCTCCCATTCCTACACCTTTAGCAGCCATAACAACTGGGTCTGTAAAATACATAGCAACTAAATTCATAGCACCACCCATAATTCCTGCTATACCTTTGTTAGGTTCAAATGCTATCTTAGTTAATTCTTCATCTCTTTCATCTTCTAATTCATCAACAAGTTTATTTTTTTGTGTAATAGATATTTGACCTGTATCAAATGCTTGTTCTGCTTGTAATATTTTTAAATCATATAGTTCCTGTGTTTCTTCATAAATTACATTTTCAGGTGCATATCTACCTGGCATATTTCCTGTAACTAAGTAACTAGCAAAATCTCCTAGGTTGGAAGATATTTGTGCTTTTTCATAACCTTCTCTTAACTTTCTATTTTCTGCTACTGGTGTAGATTCACCTAATATATTTAATAAAGGATTTGTTGCTGTTTCTTCTGTAACAATGTCATACCAGTTATTTAAAGCTAAACTAGCTTTTTCTGTTTGTGTGAGTTCTCTTTGCAATTCTTTTTCTTGTATTCGTATTTCATCAAGAGTATTTTCTTTTGTTGCTGCGATAGCAGCTTCTATATCAGTTTTCTGAAGGTATCCTTCTCCATCAGCATCTACTACACCTTGTGTAGCTAACCATGATTTTGTGTTTTCGTTTACATCTTTGATTGATTCCATTCCTGTATCTAAACCAAAAAGATTTAATAATGATTCACTACCTGCATCATTTAATTTAGAAAGCATTCTTGAAAATGCTCGTACTTGTATTCCTTTTACTTTCCATTCATCTTGGTTTTCATTACGACCTTTTTTTTCAAACTCAATTATGTCTTGTCTAGTAAGACCATCTTCAGCAAGTATTTCTTCTTCTATCTCAAAATAAACATTAGCTGCATTATTGACACCTCCTCTTTGTAAAACATCAAAAATACTATTAAGAGCCATAAAAAGAGTGCCTGTCATAAACTTATTACCTTTGTCGTAACCTAAATCTTTGCTTGTTTGTTCTAGTATCTTATTGTTATCACGAACTATTTTTTGTACTTTCTTTAGATAATCTGTAATAGCATTTGGTTTGCCATTAGTTAAATTAACTTGTATAGGTTTAGTAGTTTTATATAAGTCATAATATTGTTCTGGTGTAACATCTAGCTCTGCTGCTGATACTACTAACTCATCCATTTCTAATGAGTTTAAATCTTTTAAGTCTTGGAAGTTTTGAGTAAGTGCATCTAAATCAGTATTAGCTTTAGTAGCATCTTTCTTTTTAGTATATGCAATACTTTCGTTTTGTTTCTCAAAGAAGTCTTTGTTCCATTTATGATAAATGCTCATTAGAACCTTTGAGTAGTTACTGGTGCTTTTTCCTTAATTAACTCTATAAGTATTTGAGTATCTGAACCTACTGGCAAACTAACTGTTTGTTGTGGGTTACTATCAAATGTTCCTGATTCATCTTGCCTTTCAGTACCTTTAGCAAATATATCTTCTGGTGTATATTGCATAGGTGTTCCACCTTGTGGCAACGCTTCTGTTGTAGGAGGTTGACCTACTGCAGCTATCTGTTCTTCTTGTTGTTTGTACCCACCAAATTCATCAGAACCTGGTATAGGTTTTAAAACTACATCTTGATATGCTCCATCTATTTTAGGTTTTCTACCACCTGGCATTGTTATCATCCTCATCTGGTTCTTCTATTTCAAACCCCATACTTATACTAAACCATACACCAGGTAATGGTGTAGGTAAAATAAATGCACCTAAAGGAACATCCCCTTGTACAAATAAATCTCTAACCATTGTTGAGTCAGATTCTATTTCTGGAATATCCCAATCTTCGTTGTTTATAATATTAAAAAATCTTGCATTGACATCTGCTGGGTTCTTAGCCAAGAGGTCCTCCTGGTGGGAGTCCTGGTCCTGCTGCTAATTGTTCAGGTGGTAATCCTCCACCTAGTTGTGCTAAAACAGAAGCAATATCTGGTTCACCTTGTGGAACCTGTGGTCCACCTGCACCACCTAAAGCAGCTTCTTGTGGTGTCATTTCTGGTTCTTCTGGTGTATAAAACTTATCAAGTATCTCTGACATATTTTGTGGGTTTTTTCTTATCTCTATAGCTGCCATAGTTGCTTTACTATCTCCCTGTGCAGCTTGTGCCATTAATGATTCAAATAATACATTCTCTGCTTTTTCAGAGTTAACTCTGTTTTGCACTTGGGATATATTATCTATACCATCAAGGTTTTCTTGTAATGTTTGCATATCTATTACGCCTTGTTGTTTTAGTTGCAGCCCTGTTATTATTTTTTGTGGTTCATCAAATCCTGCCATAACACCATAGACTCTTCTAGTCTTGTACATTTCAGCAATATCTGTTCCTGGGTCATAAGATTCTTTAAATGCAGTTCCTTTTCTAAATCCTGCAATAGGTTTTCTTTGACCTTTATACATAATCTCATCCCACTCTAATCTTTTAGCATCTACTTCTTCTAGTGCATCAACTAATACTGTTTGATATTCTCTCACATGTAATGATGCTGATTGTCCTAGTTCTTCTAATCCTCTACCAGTAACAAAAGCATTAGGACTTTGTCCATCATCAGATACTGGATAAGACGCACCAAGTCTTAAATGTCTTTCAAGTCTATCTATTTGTTGAAACAACTGATAAGGCAAATTATTAGTTGGTTTGCTCACTTGCGAACCAGGTGTCAAGTAATTGACAGCGAATCTACCTTTTCTATATTGTCCAGATTCTATCTCGCCAATGATGTTGGTTTCTGTGAACACAGCATCTTCCATAGCAATAACAGATAGAACATTAATTTTTGCCATATTTGACATCAAGCCAATTACATGATGAAACTGACTTTGCATTTGGTCAAAGCTGTAACGCTTTGCTATGACAAATCTTGGTCCTGATTTAAGAGGGTTAGGAATGAAATCTAATATTATTCTATTTTCAGGTAAGAACACATAAGTACCTTCGTTGTCATAATATTCTGCAACTACTTTACCTGTACCATCTGCGTTAGCCCATCCTTCATCATAACTAGAAGCATACGCCATAGTATTATATTCTGTACTTACTTCATCAAGTATTACATTTTTGTGTTTTGGATACATCTCTGCAAGTGTTTTATGAGGTACTCTTTGTACTACAGCCAACTCTGTTGGTTGTTGGTCTACGCCAAAGTATCCTGGATAACATAGATAAGGGTCTCTTATCTCTGCTACTGGATATGGTATTCCATTAGCATCTTTTTTTTCTTTTAGTATCCATACAGCAAAACCATAACCAGGTAACCACCTACCTATTTGTGGTAGTTGTTTTTCTAGTTTTTGCATATCATCATACGCATGTACGATTCTCTCTAGTTTCTCTGCTCTCTTAGTAGCTCTCTCTGAATCTTTATCATTGTATATATCTACTTTTAAATCTGGGGCTCTTCCTAATTTTTGTGCGAATCTTTCTAATGCAGACATCAACAAGTTAGGTGCTGGTAATTGTTTGTAGTCCATATCACGCATATCTTTACCTAGTAATGCTTTTAATCCATCTGCACCACCATTCATGATTGCTCTTATGTTTGCTTTATCAGATACAAAATCTGAGTGCATAGCTCTAAGTTCATACACTCTTGAATAAAGCTCGTCAACTGTTTTCATGTTCTCCAAACATCTATATCTATGTCTAGCCCTGAGTATCCACTAAAGCTAGGTTCATATTCCATACCCATTGTAGCAAGTCTTTCCTTTTGTAAACGCCTTATTGTTTTCATTGGAAACCAACTTGCCATAACTAAATCAGATTTCTGTCCAACGCTTCTACTCTTGTTTTGTGCAGAACTAAAATATACTAACTGACTTGTATATAAGTTTACCTTTTCTTGTGCTTCAAAGCTACGATAAGGTAAATTAATTAGCTTTTGTTCAAACAGTGGTCTCATAGCTGTAACACCATATACTGGGTCATGCTTATTACCATAAGTTTGCGTACCTTCTAAAAAGATACCATGCTTACCTGCGAACTCTCTAATTGATTTATCTTGTCGTATCGCTCTTTGAAATCCATTCTCTTCAATAACCCAGTGTGCTAAGTTATATTTTTGAAACCAACTCTTTATTATTTCTAATGCTACTGGAATACCTCCACCTAAACTATTCTCCATATCTATCATAAATAGTTTATCTGTCTGTTGGTCATACCCCCACAAAAACGCAGCTTGGTATCCTGTTGACGCAGGGTCAAGTCCTGCAATAAG